ACCACTCAACTACTAAGAAAAAGAAGAAGAAAAAGAAGGGGGGTAAGAAACGTGGCGAATGTTCCTGTAAATAAAGCGTTATATTCCAGAGTAAAATCAGAAGCAAAACGCAAATTCAAGGTTTACCCCTCCGCCTACGCTAACGCATGGCTTGTACGAGAGTACAAAAAACGTGGTGGTACTTACCGAGTGGAGAAAAAACGTGGCAAGAAGTAGTGGCGGTTTAACCCGTTGGTTCAAAGAAAACTGGGTAGATGTCAAAACTGGCAAACCCTGTGGTCGTTCCAAAGGCGAAAAACGTGGCTACCCTGCCTGTAGACCCAAAAAGCGTGTCTCAAGTAAGACACCTAAGACTGTAGGAGAAATGACAAAAAGTGAGAAAGAAAGGTTTAAACGTGAAAAAACTGGTAAAAAGAGGATAACCTATCAACATAGGCGAAAAACTACTAAAAAGAAAAAATGATTGAAATTACAGACGAGATGCTCGACATCATCGAAAAAGTCAAAGGAAAGCGTAATCCTGCTCTGTGGGACCCCAGATGTGAACAATATCAAAGAAAATTAAAAGAAGGTACTGTAAAAAAGTCAACAACAAGTTAAACTATCTATAAATACTCTTTTTTCTTTGAATCATGGCATTTTTTCGTGGAGAAGAAGGTTCTGTTAACTTTAAGAACTCTTCTGGTACTACTGAGGCAGTAGTTTCAACTACAGGCTGGACACTAGACACATCAAAAGAAACTTTAGACGTAACTGCTCATGGAGCAACATCTAGAAGTTTTGTTGGTAGTTTAATTTCTGGTTCTGGTACTGTTGATTTTCTATACACAGCAGCTAGTAGTAACGAAACTGAGAATCTTATTGATGATGTTTTAGTAGCTGAAGATGCTGGCGATGCTGTTTTTGAATTGTTTTTAGATACCTCTGGAAGTAAAAAGGTAAGTTTTTCTGGCATTGTTACAGGAACAAGTTTATCTTCAACTGTTGGCGATATTTCAACTGTTTCAGTAAGTTTCATCACATCTGGTGCTATTACTAACGCTATCTAATGCCTAAAAAATCTTATTCAGCCAAGCAACGTAAATTAGCTGCTGTTGCCCCACCACGGGATAAGATTACTGGTGCTGACTTTAAAAAGTTAAAATCCAAGAAAAAGAGGAAAAAGAAGTGAAACTAACTACTCGTCAAAAAAGTAAACTCAAAGAACATTCTGCTCATCACACAGATAAGCACATGGATCTTATGAAGAGACTTATGAGACAGGGTGTTTCGTTTACAGTTGCTCACAAAAGAGCACAGTCAAAGGTAGGAAGATAATGGCTAAACGTAAAGGAGTCAGTTTATCTGTAGGCAGAGGCGAAAAATCCAAAAAGGGTGGACTGACAGCAAAAGGTCGTGCGAAATACAATAGAGCAACGGGCAGCAACTTACAAGCACCCGTTACTGAAAAGAACCCCACAGGAAAAAGAGCAGCTAGACGAAAATCATTCTGTGCCCGTATGAAAGGTATGCCTGGTCCACTAAAGGACAAAAAAGGCAGACCAACCAGAAAGGCATTAGCATTAAAAAGATGGAGGTGTTAATTGATGACTTATTCAATTCCTGGAGACATTAGAACAAAAATTGTTACCTCTACAACTATTGGTGGTATAGATAGTCCTTTCACTCGCACCAGAGCAGTACTGGACATGATGAAAGGTTGGGAAATAATGAAAGCAGTAACCGAAGGAACAGAGTATCTCAGAGAAAACAGCGAAGCCTTCCTACCATTAGAACCTAGAGAAGATTACACAGCATACATGGCAAGAGTAAATCGTGCTGTATTTTCTCCCTTTACACAAAGATTGATAAGAGCAGCTACAGGTCTTGTACTTCGCAAACCAATATCACTTATAGGCGATCCATACTGGACAGATACTTTCAAAATGGACGTTGATGGCTGTGGATCAGACTTAGACGAATACGCAAGAAGAATATTGATGTGTTCTCTCACATACGGACAAAGCCACATACTTGTAGACTATCCTGCTCCATCTGGTGCATTAAGTCTGGCAGAAGAAAGACAGCAGAACCGCAGACCATATTGGATCGAAGTAGATCCTAATAATCTCTTTGGCTGGAGATTAGACAGAGAATCTAATTATGGAAATCTCATACAGGCAAGAATAGGAGAGAAAGCTGTGTTACCTGACGGAGATTTTGGCGAAAAAGTATATGACCAAGTAAGAGTAATCGAACCAGGAAGTTACAAGGTATTTCGCAAAAAAGATCAAGTCGATGCGATGTATGACGTTGACGATAACTCTTATGCTGGAGATTTTGACACAGGAACTACAGGCGAAGAGTTTAAATTAGTGGAATCAGGAGAATTTTCTCTTGGAGAAATACCTTTAGTTACTGTTTATTCTGGAAAAGTTGAAAATTTAGTAAGTAAACCACCTTTACTTGATATTGCGTATTTAAATCTTGCACACTTTCAAAGACAAGCAGATTTAATTCATAGTTTGCACGTTGCATCTCAACCAATGCTTGTAATGGAAGGATATGATGACCAAACCAAAGACCTGGCTATATCTGTAAACTATGCGATGGCAACCCAACCTGGTAATAAAATATACTACGTTGAGCCAGCTTCTAGTGCATTTGAAGCTCAATCAGCAGAAATAAAAGAGTTACAGATGCAGATGGCAACATTAGGAATCAGTACACTATCACAACAGAAGTTTGTTGCAGAATCAGCAGATGCCCGTAGGTTAGATCGTGTAGATACCAACTCCATGCTTGCGATGGTATCAATGGAACTCGAACAAAAACTGCAAAAAGCCTTCAACTTCTCAGCCCAATATGTTGGAATCGAGCCACCAGAAGTAAAAATCAGCAGAGACTTCGACATCGAAAGACTAATCGGACAAGATATTACAGCCTTAACATCTTTATTCGATCAACAAGTCATTGATAGAGAAGAATTTAGAGATATTTTGGTACAGGGAGAAGTCTTACCTTCAGCTAATGAGGTCAAATCTGAATAGTCTGCTACAATAGTATATAAGTACATACATTTTTATGGCTAAATCCTTAGATAAGGTACTTCAGCCTGACGGAACATACAAGTGGGAACTTGTAGAACCAACGCATGACGAAATGATGGGTAATGATCCTGTTACTGCTTGTCCTGCACCAGTTGTAGAACCAGAACCCGAAACTGTTGTTATCACTGAAGAACCAGTAGTCGAAAAGACTAACGATTTTGAAAGTATGACGAAAAAACAACTGGAAGATTTTGGTCGTACCATCGGTATCGAGCTAGATAGAAGGCAAAATAAAAAAGTTCTTATTAAAGAACTAGAAGAAAAACTTAATCCATCAACTTAGTAACAAATGGCAATCGAAGAACAAGTCATTCAGCCTGATTCCGTGAATCCTGCTGAACAGCCCGTGGCTGATACTCCTTCACAACCACAAGCACCTGATCTCAGTTCTGTAAAAGCAGAATATGAGGCAAAACTAGCTGCTGCTCGTAAAGAAGCTGCTGAATTACAGGAAAAATTTAAAGGCATTAAGGGAAAACTAGATGATGTCTACAAACAGAAGGAAGAAAAGCGAACCAAAGATCTAGAAGAACAAGGTCAATGGAAAACTCTTTGGGAAGAAGCTAATAAAACAGCACAAGAAAAAGAACAGCAGATAGTGTCTTTATCTCAACAGCTTGAAGATCTAAAAACTTCTAACGAATTAGCCTCTACTAAAACAACAGCCCTTGCTGCAATAAGTAATATTGGAGCGATAAATGCAGAACAAACTTTAGCATTGTTACAAGGAAAGTTACAGAAGAACGCTAACGGAGAAGTTGTTGTTCTTAACGGTGGAGTAGAACAGAATCTCAATACCTATCTCACGAGTCTCAAAAACCCTGGTAGTGGTTGGGAACATCATTTTAAACCAAGTTCTGCTGCTGGAATGGGTGCAAAACCAAGTCCTGTTGCAAATGCTTCTGGAGGTCAAGTAAATCCTTGGAAAACGGGCAATATAACTCAACAAATGCTATTATCAGAACAAGATCCACAGCTTGCAGCAGTGCTCAAGCAAGAGGCTCAAACTAAATAGTTAATTTCTGTGAAATTGACCCCCTT